GAAAAGCCTTATGTAAAAGTAAAAGATTTACCTACAAAACAATTATATCTTGAAGAAATACCAAAATGTCATGCAAATACATTTAACTCACAACATGAAACATTTTGTATATCTATATTAGAAAGTATGTTTTATGGATTATCTACAATAGTTCCTAATAGAACAACCATGCCTGAATTACTAGGCAAAGATAATTGGCAATTATTTAATACTGAGAATGAACAGAAAGAAAAATTAATACATCTTATAAATAACAAAGATGTAAATGAACAATATGGTAAACAAAATAAACAGAGAGCAAAAACATTTAATGTAGATGATTATGTAGATAAATTACATGAATTATTTCAATCTCAAATAAGAAAAACTGTATTCACAGGTATGAAAGACCATAATAAACAAGGTTTTTTAAAAGTAATTAACAATAGAAGTGAATTAGAATTACAAGATGTTGAAAAAATGATAAGAGATTGTGGTCTAAGTAAGACACAATCAATGCCAATGTTTAAGGCTAATCTTGCATTATATGAATTAGGCTATAGACAAAAGTTTAGTAAAAACAAAGCATTTTGGTTGAAAATGAAATAATTTTCGTGGTATATAAAAAAAGATGAATGAAACAACACAAATAAAACCAATAAAAAGACCTAAAAAAACTAAAAATAAAGTAGGCAGACCAAAAACTGAAATAGATTTAGTTGAATTAGAAAAGGTGTGTAGATTAAATTGCACAATGCCTGAAATAGCTTTTTATTTTGATATGCCATTAAGAACATTAGAAGATAAATATACAAATGATGAACAGATAAGAAAAACAATTCAAAAAGGTCGTGCTACAGGTATGTTGTCTTTACGAAGAAAACAAATTCAAATAATGAATGAAACTAATTCAACACCAATGGCAATATGGCTCGGTAAACAAATTTTAGGTCAAAGAGATAGACATGAAATAACTCAAGATATTAACATTGAAGAAAGAAAGGTGCTAGATATTAGCAAATTGTCAGATGATGACCTCAACACCATTGAGCGAGTGCTTAAACATGCTGTCGTTGAATCAAGTGAGAGCCGAGAAAATGCGAAGGTCCCTCAAATTGTTCATCAAGGAAGCATGGTCAACAATTGAGCCAAATAGATTATACAATGATAATTGGCATATAGATGCAATATCAGACCATCTACAAGCAATTGTAAATGGCGATATTAAAAGATTAATCATAAATATACCACCAAGACATATGAAATCCATTTCTGTATCTGTAGCATTACCTGCATGGACATGGACAATTGACCCTACAAAAAAGTTTTTATTTGCAAGTTACGCTCTGTCTTTGTCAATAAGAGATAGTGTTAAATGCAGAAGATTAATAGAAAGTGATTGGTACAAAGAATATTTTGGTGGCACATTTAGTCTTACGACAGATCAAAATCAGAAACAAAGATTTGAAAATGACCAAACAGGACAAAGAATAGCTACATCAGTAGATGGTGCATTAACAGGAGAAGGTGGAGATATTATTCTCATAGATGACCCACACAATGTAAGAGAAGCAGAATCAGGTATTGTAAGACAAGGTGTGTTAGATTGGTGGGACCAAGCAATGCAAACACGATTAAATGACCCAAAAAATGGTGCATTTATAATTATAATGCAAAGAGTACATGAAAATGATTTAACAGGGCATATTTTAGCCAATGAATATGATGATTGGGACCATTTATGTTTACCTGCAAGATATGAAAAAAATCATATTACACCAGTAAAATCAAGTTTAGGCTTTGTAGACCCAAGAAACAAAGAAGGCGAATTATTGTGGAAAGACCGAATAGATGAAACAACACTACAGAATCTAGAAAAAAGTTTAGGTTCTTATGGTGCATCAGGTCAATTACAACAAAGACCAATGCCAAAAGGTGGTGGTATATTAAAAGCTGAGTGGTGGTCAGAATGGGTAGAAGATGATTTACCAAACATAGAATATCTTATACAATCATATGATACGGCGTTTTCTACGAAAGAAAACAGTTCTTATAGTGCAAGAACAACATGGGGAGTTTTTAAACAAGATGGATATTATAATGCTATCGTTATTGATATGTGGTATGATAGGGTTTCATACCCTGAACTCAGGAGAATAGCACAAGAAAGTTATGAAGATTATGAGCCTGATGTCGTGTTAATAGAGAAAAAAGCAAGTGGACAAAGTTTGATACAAGATTTAAGAATGGCAGGAATACCAGTATTAGAATATATGCCTGATAGAGATAAACAGGCAAGAGCACATTCAAGTTCTGCCTTGTTAGAAGATGGTAGAATATGGTATCCAAAGAACAGAAGATGGGCAAAAGATTTGATAGATATATGTTCTGCCTTTCCAGCAGGCGAAAATGATGATATAGTGGATACATGTACACAAGCATGGCTAAGATTAAGAAAAGGTTGGTTTATTACTCACTCAAGTGATGCAGAAGATGATGAATATACTGAACAAAAGAGGTTAACATTATATGGCTAAACAACCAAACGTAATACCATTTCAAGAAGGTGCTCCACCTGATAACTTAGAAGTTGAAGAAATAGATAACAATGAAGTCTTGATTGGCGATAAATCATTAGATGAAATTGTAGAAATAACAAATGAACATGATTCTAATATTGCAGAAGATATAGATGAACAAGAGTTAACAAGAAAAGCATCAGATTTATTAGATGCATTTGAAAGTGATAAAGAGGCTCGTTCTGAATGGGAAGATAGATATAAACAAGGTCTTGAAACATTAGAGCCTGATGGTGGTTTAACAGAAGAAGAAGAACAAAGAGCTACAAGAGGTCTTAGTACAGTTGTACACCCAATGATAGCGGAAGCCGCCACACAATTTAATGCTAAAGCCATTGCAGAATTATATCCATCAGGTGGTCCGGTTAAAACAACTATCGTGGGAGAGCCTACAGAAGAATTAGAAGACCAAGCAAGACGAGTGCGTGATTACATGAATTATCAAATCACACAAGAAATGCCCGAATATTTTCCTGATTTAGATACAATGTTGTTTCAATTACCATTAATCGGTCATGCTTTCAAAAAAGTATATTTTGATACAAATCTAGGAAGACAATGTTCACAATTCGTAAAAGCAGAAGATTTTATTGTAGCACCTGATAGTAAAGATTTATACACATCAATTAGATATTCACACATAATAAGATTGCCAAGAAATGATTATAACAGATATGTAGAAAATGGCTTTTATCTGCCAATAAAATATGTTGGTAGTGATTATGACCCAGCAGGAGATATCGGAGAACAAATCGAAGGTGTTACTTCTATGGGAGATGAAGAACACAATGAAACAGTTACATTAATAGAAATGCATGTATACGAAACATTTGACGGTATTGATGGTATAATTGATGCAGAAGAAAATGAAGATTTAGTGGCATTTCCCTATGTTGTAACAATAGATTATGATTCACAAAAAATTGTTTCAATAAGAAGAAATTGGGACCAAAATGATGAAAAAAAATTAAGACAAGATTACTTTGTATCATATAGATTTTTACCCGGCACAGGCTTTTATGGTTTTGGTTTATATCATTTAATAGGTGGTCTAGGTAAAGCCGCCACAGGTGCATTAAGAGCATTATTAGATAGTGCCGCTTTTTCTAATATGCAGGGTGGTTTTAAATTAAAAGGTCGAGTTACAGGTGGCGAATTACAGGTTAATCCCGGTGAATTTGCAGATTTAGATGCGACAGTAGATGATGTTAACAAGGCTATAATGCCACTGCCATTTAAAGAGCCATCAGGAACATTATTTAATTTAATGAATGCAATCGTACAAGCAGGACAAAGATTTGCAAGTACTGCCGATTTAAATGTTGGTGATGTAAATCCAAATGCACCAGTAGGTTCAACAGTTGCATTGATAGAACAAGGCTCAAAAGCATTTAGTGCAATACATAAGAGATTACATTATTCACAGGGACAAGAATTTAAATTAATTGCAAAATCAAATGCAAGATTTCTACCTGAAAAATTTGAATTTAGTTTATCAGGTGTTACACAATTCATAATGTCATCAGATTTTGACAGTACAATTGACATAATACCAGTATCAGACCCAAATGTATTCTCTACTGCACAAAGAATTGCACAAGCACAATCTGTTTTACAACTATCACAAACAGCGCCTCAACTTTATGACCAATATGAAACACATAAGAGAATGTTAGAATCATTAAGAATACCTAATATTGGCGAAGTGTTGAAAGAACCTGAAGAAGCATCAAGAATAGATCCAGTAGATGAAAATATGTCTATAATGTTTGGTAAACCAATCAAAGCATTTCCTGACCAAGACCATGATGCTCATATCAGTGTTCATATGCAT